AGACAAAGGGAACAGCAGTGTCAGCGACTAACCCTCTCTATACCGCTACATGCCTTATCAACAACACAACAGATATCAATGGCGCAACTGGTGATCTCTCAACACAGAGCCTCACATTCAACGTCTCTGGTACTGTAGCTGTTGCTACAACAGGTACATTCTAACCAACTAAGTCAGGGGCTAACATGGCAAAACTCAAGGTAACAAGGGCAGACAACTCAGTAACAGAGTACGAGATTACTCCGCTGATTGAATACGCCTTTGAGCAATACGCCAAGAAGGGCTTTCACAAAGCCTTGATTGAAGATCAGAAGCAGTCAGACGTGTACTGGCTCTGCTGGGAAGCAATTAGACGTTCGGGTGAAACAGTCAAACCTTTCGGGGAAGGATTCCTTGAGACTCTCAAGTCAGTTGAGGTCTTAGAGTCTGACCCTTTAGGGTAGATCGGAACTCCCTCACCTATCTCGCAGCTCGCTTGAGTTACGAGTATGGAGTTCCGTTCAACTCCATCGTGGAATTATCTCCGATGGCGTTTCAATATCATGTCCAACTATTGAAGGACATAGCGAAAGCGAGGGAAGATGCCAAGCATCGAAATAAGAGGTAATACCGATCTACGTAAAGCCCTGCGCAATTTTGCACCTGACTTAGAGAAAGAATTAAAAATAGAATTACGCAAAGCGCTTATGCCTGTAGTTACACAGGCTCGCGGTTTTGTTCCTTCCAGTACACCTATGAGCGGTTGGGCTGCTCGCTCTTTTAGCGAGGCCCGTTTTCCCTTTTTTGAGTCAAGCACCATTAGTAGAGGCATTGGTTTGTCCACAGGTGTGAGTAAGCCAAGTCGTAACGGCTTTACTTCAATGGCTACTATTTACAATGCTTCTGTAGCAGGCGCAATTTATGAAACAGCTGGGCGTAAGAACCCAACGGGTCAGCCCTGGGTTGGGCCTAAGGCTGGCGGCGCTAGTAAAAAGTACAGCCGATCCAATAACCCTAATGCTGGTCAGCAATTTATTGAAAACCTACCTCCTCTTGTATTTAGTAAAGAGGGCGTTGGCCGCCTCATCTATCGCGCATGGGCTGCCAATCAGGGTGTTGCTTTGGGCGCTGCCATGACTGCAATAAGCAAAACTAAAATTAAGTTTTATGACCGTGCCAATACACAGCCATTAAAGAGGGCCGCATAATGGTACAAAAGACTGGCGTTAATGTTCATATTGGTAGCGAGTTTGATGCCAAAGGATTTAAGCAAGCCCAAAGCGCACTTACTAAATTAGGTGGGTCGGCTAAAAAACTAGCGGGTGCTGTTGGCCTTGCATACGGTGCTAAGGCTCTTGTCTCTTACGGCAAAGCATCTATGAAAGCTGCCGCCGATGACCAAAAAGCGCAAAAGATATTAGCAAGCAATCTAAAAAATGTAGGTTTGGCTTATGCCTCAGTAGATGCCGAGAGCTTTATTAAGTCAATGGAAAAGCAAACGGCTATCCTTGACGATCAGTTAAGGCCTGCTTATGGTCAGCTAGCCCAGGTAACTGGTTCAGCAACTAAAGCACAAGATTTAATGCAGCTTGCTTTTGATGTATCTAGCGGCAGCGGCATGGACTACGCCAGTACCGTAGATATTTTAAGCCAAGCATATGTGGGTAACACAAAAGGGTTAAAGCAACTTAATCTAGGGCTAACTCAAGCAGAGCTAAAGGCTATGAGTTTTGAGCAGATTACAACGAAACTACGTCAAAACTTCGCAGGCTCAGGCGGCATAGCTTTAGATAGTTATGCGGGTTCAATGGCCAAACTCAGCGTAGCTACTAATAACGCTAGTGAGACTATTGGCACAGCTCTCCTAGATGCCATTATTAAGATAAGTGGCAGTAATGGTGTGAACGGTCTTATTAGCAAAATAGATACTTTGGCCTCAGCCTTTGCATCCGTTGTAACTCAAGTAGGTAACGCTGTCTCAGCCCTTACTGGCACAGCTACACAAAAGGCTTTTAGCCCTGGATATTATGTTAGCGGCGGTAGAGCAGGCGGCAAGACTGTAGCGCCAACAGGTGCAGGCAATATGGCCCTGAGTGTTTTAAGCCAAGATACACAACGCTCAGATGCAGCTGCTAAGAAAAAAGCAGAACTTGATGCAATTAAGCGTAATAAAGAATTAGCTGCCCTTGCCAAGTCACAAGCCAACTCAGCTGCATTGGCTGCAAAAGCCAAGCGTGAACAGGCTCTATTGGACAAAGCCGCTTTGGCTTTAGGTAAAGGCCAAGATGTCTTTGATATAAATGCTATTCAAATCCAAGCTGCACTTATGGCTAAACAAGAGGAGATTAACAAGCTAGGCGTTAATGCTACAGATCAGCAAAAGCTACAGATAGCCAATGACTTAGTGCGCCTTACAATTAAGCAAGACATCCTTAAATTAGAAGATGCTATAGCTAATAAAGATGTTGAGGGCGCTACTGCCCTAGCTGCTAAGTTAAACAAAGATTTAGCAATCCTGGGTGTGCTTTCAGGCCAACAGGCCAAGCTGGTAGATATAAATAATATCCTCACAGCTTTTAAGCCTAAAGATTTAATCAATATACAAAACCTACAAGATGCCCTAGACCTATTAGCTAAGTTTAAGTTTCCTACTTTGACCCTACCTAGTGGCCAAGTTATTGGCGGTACAACTGGTGGCGGCAGTAGTAGCGGGCTACCAATCCCAATTTTAGGTAAACCTGGCATTGACTACAACCCAGGGCAAAACCCTGACCGCAATGTAGATAATGGATTTATGAACGGTGTTACCTCAGGTGCAGGTATCACTTACAACCCTGGCCAAAATGCAGACCGTAACTACACAAATAATGTAATTAACATAAGCGCAGGTGTAGTGGGTAGTGAAAACATAATTGTGGATGCTGTGCAAAATGCCCTTAATGAGATAGCACGGCGCGGCAATTTAACCACCTACGCAGGGGCAATCAGCGCATGAGCATCCCTACAATCAATGCAGTCATTAACTTTTCTACTGGCCCTAGCTTTGCTCAAACCATGGTTTTAGGCACGGGTGTGTTAGGTACTAACATCCTTGGCGATAGCGCGGCTGTTATTGTGGATGTGTCTAACCAGGTAGATCAGATATTTACCCAGCGTGGCCGTAACGCACAGGCTGACCAATTCCAAACTGGCACACTTACTATGCGCTTAGTAGATCAAAACGGTAACTTTAACCCTCAAAATCCGTCTAGCCCTTATTACGGTTTGCTAGTGCCTATGCGCAAGGTGCAGATAAGTGCCACCTATGCCAATGTTACTTACAATATCTTTAGCGGTTACATCACTAGCTTTAACACAATTACACCTAAAGATGTAGGCGATATTGTTTATACAACTATCACAGCTGTGGATGCTTTTAGGCTGGCACAAAACGCACAAATAAGTACGGTAACTACAGCTGTAGCAGGCGAGCTATCGGGTGCGCGTATCAATGCCCTACTAGATCAAATTGACTGGCCAGCTGGTATGCGCGATGTTGATGCAGGCCTGACCACTATGCAAGCTGACCCTGGCACAGCTCGCACAAGCCTTGCAGCTATGCAGACTGTTGAGATTAGCGAGTACGGCAGTTTGTATGTTAATGCTGACGGCTTTTTTACCTTCCAAGACCGATCAGTTACCACGGCAGGTAGCGGGGCTACGCCCGTAGTCTTTAACGATAACGGCACAGGTATCTCATATAACAATGCTATATGGCGCTTAGATGACACCCTGGTCTATAACTCAGCACAGATAACTCGCACAGGTGGCACAACACAAAGCGCTAGCGATGCTGCATCTATAGCAAAATACTTTACGCACTCTTACAACCAGCAAAACCTGCTTATGCAGACCGATGCAGTTGCCCTGCAATACGCACAAAGCTATGTAGCATCCAGGGCTGAAACTAGCGTGAGATGCGATGCAATAACCCTAGACCTTTACACAGATAATTATGCGGCTGGCACCGTTGCTGCCCTTGATCTTGATTACTTTGATCCAGTCACTATCACTACAACACAGCCTGGCTCATCCACACT